CGGGGCAACCTGTACACGTCCGGCACATTGCTGGGCCTGAAGGTGTGAGGGGGCGTAATAGCAACAATGAAATTTGCCGCGAAATATTAGGGTGGGAGCCGTCAATCGGCCTGCGCGAGGGACTGGCGTTAACTTACGCCTGGATTGAGCAACAGGTCAACGACCCCCCGCTAAAGCGGGGAGCTTTTACAAGCTCGTGTTGACCAGTCTTAGCTCTTCGGAGCTACGTTACGGGCGAATGCATAGGCACTCCGGGATGACGCTTCCAGTTCCGGACCCTGCGGTGAGTGGTTAAACAGGCTGAGGGTCTAGGCCAGTGCTGCTCACACCAAACCGTCCGCTAACATTGACGAGGAAGACGTCACCGGCACGTTACGCCGAGAAGGCCGGGGCACGCCTTGAGGTAACTCGAAGTGCCCCCTTCGACCGAAGATTAGTGAGAAAGGAGACGCGCCATTCCCCACCCCGCTAAAGCAGGGGGCACCCTGGCGCAACAGTCTATGAAAAATCCACATGTAATAATCATTGACTTATGGCCAGTCCAGAAGCAACACGCAACGTTTGCGCCGGTCCATAACGCGGCAGTTCGTATGCGCTGGCGGATCATTCAGGTTGTGCAATGGGCCATCGAACAGGAGATTCCCGTGTCAATCTTTAATCATTTGCGCACGCTGCCAGCTGATCCCCCAGAGTTGCGCCAGGCACTAGAGTGCAAGGGCAAAACATTTAATGATGACTGGTTTCGGCCCGACGCATCAGGCCCGCACAATCGCGGTGTGAGGATTAAAAATGAAAAAGACTGGCGCACGGCAGACACGCTGCTTTACATGGGGATGAGTATTGATGAATGCGTGGGCGTGCGTACAATGGGATATATTAACGCGCCAAAGGATAAGCGCAAAATAATCATTGTTGATGCCACGACCATTCAAGCGTGTGTCGCGCGCAGCTATTACTACTGGCCCGATTATCTAGCCGAGCATCGTTTGCCGCAGGGTTATGAGGACCTATGGTGGGACAGCGCTGAGGAGCTGGAACGCGAGCGAGATTATTTTGCCGCAAACTATGCCAGCCAGTACGCCGAAATTATGACGGCAGACATGTTGACAGGGGCACAAAATGACTGAGCCTGTTGTGGTGTTGTCGTCGGCGGTTGACACCCAGGATACTGGGGATCGTGTCAGTAATGGCGGCATGAAGCTATACAACAATTGGGCAAAAGCGTTACGTCTTGCAGGTGTTGAGGCGTATGTATGCACAACGAATGGGCAATATACGCCCTGGCTCATTGAGCATCAGCCCCATGTGCCGCTAGCGATGGTGCAAGACTGGGTTAAAGCGGGGCGTAATGTGCGGGGGGTTACGTGCTGGTTGCCCGCGCAGGGCTTTATAAATACGGTCAAGGACCTGTATTACTACGACGCTGAACTAAAATGGACATTACACTTTAAGGCGTTATTTGACCAGTATCGGGAACGTATGCGCGGCATAGCAACACATTCGCGGGTGCAGCAAGGATGGTATTTAGCGCAAAATATTGACGCAACATATATCCCCGACTGGACAGATGAACAAAGCTGGCGACCGGACGACACTGTGCGCGTATTGCAGCGTGTTGGCTTTATGTTTGAAGGCGACCATGTGCCGTCGGACATAAACATTATTCAGCAAATACTACGGCGCGCCGGCATTGAGGCGGAATTTATTCCCGTCTCAGGCACAGAAAAAGAAGTCCGCGATATTATGCAAACATGCGATGTGTTTCTTGGGCTTAATCCGGGCAAGCATCCGTTGTGGGGGGAGGGCTGCCCGCGTTCGCAAATGGAAGCCATGTATGCCGGGGCCGTTGTTCTGGCGTATGATGTGCGGGGTAATCGCGAATATATTCTGGACGGGCTAACCGGGGCGCTTGTGCCACGCGGCCATCCAGAACGCATGGGCCAGCGCCTTAAAACCTTGTTGCTCAATCGCTCAGAGCGCGAATTTATGCGCCGGGAAGGGCAGGGGGTAGTTGGGGGCACGTTTAGCTCAAAGGGACGCGCCGCAGCAATCAAAAAATGGCTAGAGCTATGATCATCACCAAAGCTGTATTGTCGAGCGCCCTAAAGGAAGTGCCGTTTATACATGAGGCGGAAATCCCAGTGTTGTGTGGTTACGCCAGCGGGGCCAGGCAGGAGATTGTCGAAATTGGGACGGGGTTCGGAGGCTCGACCGTCTTGTGGCTGCTTTATTCGCAGGCGCGTGTGTCCACCATCGACCCGTTCGTCCAGGACTCGCAAGGAACATGGTGTGCAACGTATGAACGAGCGCATGGGGCGATTTTGCGTGCCCTTTCGGAGTTGGCAGGCAATACCCGCGCGCTAGAGCGGTTGGTGATGTATTGTATGCCTAGCGACCAGGCGGCACAACACTGGAATAACGCCATTGATCTTTTGTACGTCGACGGCAATCACGCCTATAAGGCGGCACGGCAAGATGTGAATATGTGGTTGCCCTTTGTGCGGCAGGGCGGGCTAATAATTTTACATGACTCGCGGCGCTTGCCACAGGCTGCACCGGGGCATTATGCGCGCGGCTGGCCAGGGCCTACACAAGTGGCCGTAGAGCTGGCTATTGATGATCGTGTGCGATTGGTTAATGAGGTTCACAGCTTAACGGCGTGGGAGGTGTTGTGATGCAAGGCATACTATTTGACGATATTGCTGTTAATATTGATGCGGCGTCTTTAGAGATGGGTGGCTCATGGCTCACCAACGGATGTGCGTGGGGAGGTCACGCCCTAAAAGAGTTTTATTCGTATGCTCAGCATTTAGCCAGCCTTACAGTATTTGATGTGGGAGCCAATACGGGAAGTTTTGCGTTGTTGTCAGCTTTTCATCCCGGCATGACAGTTTATGCATTCGAGCCTTCACCGCTTGCGCGCGCCATTCTCAAGAAAAACGTTGCGCTCAATGGCCTGGAAAATCGTGTGCATATTATGGACGTGGCACTTAGTGACAGTCCGGGACAAGGCGCAATCTCGGTGCCTGCGCGCAAAGAACTGTCAGGGTTAACCATGCTAGATGGGCAGCCAGTTCAAGAGTGCCACGTCTTAACCGTTGAAGTAAGTACAGTGGATTGTGTGCAGATAGATTACGGCCTTCAACGTGTTGACATGTTGAAGGTTGACGTAGAGGGCAAAGAGTTGTCTGTGTTACGCGGCGGAGCTAAAACGATAGAGCGCGATAGGCCGTATATCATGGCGGAATACCCGACGCAACAGCGATGCAAAAGGCCGATTGATATTGCGTTATGGCTTCGGGCAAGGGGCTATGAAACCCAAACCATACACGGGGAGATTGTGGCATGGTAACCCGTACCGCTATTGTCATGGCAACCTATAACGAAGCAGCCAATATTGGGGGAATTTTAGAGAACCTTAGCGATTTTGATGTGTTTGTTGTTGATGATAATTCGCCAGACGGCACCGGGGAAATTGCGGAGCGTTATCGTCATGCTCGGCTTATTTCGCGTGCGCGCAAAATGGGGATAGCCAGTGCCTATCAAGAGGGATGGCGGCAAGCGTTGCGGACAACTCCGGAATATCACCACATCGTACAAATGGACGCAGGAAACACGCACGCTCCTGTTGATGTTTGGCAATTGCTTAGTACCGCCGGCTGTCATCACGCCGGCCTAGTAATTGGGTCCCGGTTTTGCAATGGTATACGGTGGCGCGGGGCACGCACTGGAATAAGCATAGGGGCGGCGTGGCTTATGCGGCGCATTGGCGTTAGCGTGCATGACGCAACTAGCGGGTTTAGGTGCTGGCGGCGCGATGTGCTAGAGGCAATATATAATTATCCGCAAGCATACGGTTTCGCTTTTCAGCTAGAGATGCTGTGGCACGCTGCCCAACTAGAAACCAAAATTGTTGAATATCCCATTGACTATACGCTAACCAACTCAAGTTTTAATGTGCAAATGGTGCAAGAGGCGCTGGCAGTTTACCTGCGCTTGGTAAAAGCAACTTTTATGTCGCGCTGAGAATGTGCTCTGAAGAGGCGGTAATTTTCGTGAAATTGACATTGGCGTTTCATATATTCAACAAAGAGGCCAGCATTGACGGCGTGCTTAGAAGTTGGCTGGATCGACTGTCGGGTGACCATGACGTCGAGATTGTTTGCATTTTCGATGATTTAGCGGACCGCTCTGATATTGCAGCGAGGAAAACGCTCGACCAATATGACTACGATGCTCGCTTCCTATATACACGTAACGCCTGGGAGATGGGGGCCAATAATTTAGCGTTGGCTGTGGCAAGCGGGGATATAATCGTATTTATTCAGGATGACAATTGGATATATACTCCAGCGTGGGATAATGTGATCGTACAGACTGCAAACTTCCCCAAGATGGGAGCAATTGGTTTGCTGGCGGGGGCGGTGTGGAAAGACACGGGGATTTATACGCGAGTAGAGTGTGATGCACGGCATAAGGGAGAATCTTTCACAACCCATAACATCCCGGCAGATGCTTACCCGCCCGGTATATGGCGCGTCGATTTCGTAACACGGCCTTTAGCAGTCTGTGTTGAGACAGCCCGCGCATTGCAGGGGATAGATTGGGCATACTGGCCAATGGACTGGGACGAAACTGACTTTGCATGGCGCTTGCAATTGGCAGGGTTTGTCAATGTCATATTACCACTTGATTTGCTAAACACGGTGGGTAAACTCGACACGATTAAAGCGGCCAGGGCAGAAGAGAACTTTAAGCGCGGGCGTGAAATTTTCATGAGCAAGCACGCCAGCTCAATTTTACAACATAGAATAGGCGGACACGCGGAGCAGTTACGCCGCATATACGTATCGCATGATGGTAAACTAGCAATCCTGGAGGATTAGCAATGGCAACCAAATCGACAAGCAAAACTGACAAGGCACCCGCCAAGACTGGCAAAAAAGAATTTGAAATCCTGACGGAAAAGCGTCTTAAGCGCGACAGGCACGGGGAGAAGTGGGGAGTTGAAATTCCTACAGGCAAGTATGTTCCCGTCGTGTTGATTACAACTCCATTGGCGTTCAACGCCGCCCACGAAAATGAGCTGCGTAAAGCACTCAATGGTGTGTGCAAACGCCACGACCATGACGGTAAACTGTACTTCGAGGTGGGAGAGTCGGATGACGTGATCGAAGCGCGCATTAACGATGCCATTGATGTATTGCGCGGCATGGGGATCACGGGGGAGCGTTCGGTTGAATACACGTCTTATCTGCATCGCCGGGAGTGGTAATGCTTACGCTGTTCTCGGTGCCGCAGGCGTGGGAAGGACATAGAGCCGTTATACAAAGCAATGCGCTGGAGAGCTGGCGGCGGTTGTCGCCAGCCCCGCTCATTGTATTGCTTTGTGACGACCCCGGCACTCAGATCGCTGCGGCACAGGCCGGTGCGGGATATATTCCGAATGTGGCGCGCAATGAATACGGCACGCCACTGGTATCCGATGTTTTCGCGCAAGGTGAAGCCTACGCGCAGACCAATATTGTATGCTATATCAACGCTGATATCATCTTGCTGCCAGGTTTTATGGAGGCGGTTGCTGCGTGTGCCAGTCTGGGCCGACCGTTCCTCATGATCGGGCAGCGTACCGATCTCGACGTGACTCAGCACTTAGGATTTGCCCCAGGGTGGGGCGGTCGTCTCAAGCGTGAAGCCAAGCGGCATGGTGTGTTGCATAAAGTTACCGGGATTGACTATTTTGTATATCGACCCGGAACAATGGGGGCAATCCCAGAGTTCGCTTTGGGCCGCTGGCGATGGGACAACTGGCTAGTATGGAACGCCCTGGCTCGCGGGTTAATGGTTGTGGATGCAACGCAGGCAATAACAGCCATTCACCAAAACCATGACTATGCCCATCACGTTGCCGCAGACCAGCAGCTTGTGGCCAACAACGCGCTTGTGGCACAAACCAAAGGTAAGCTCAAGTTGATTTCTGATGCGACACACATCCTCACCGCTGACCGTAGGATTACAGTGAAAAATGCGGCAGGAGTGTAAAGATAGGCAAAGCATAGCGTAAAATACGCATAAACGGTATTAAGATAGCAACCCTTTTGTTTATATAAGTTGTAATAGAAGGGTTGCGCAAGTGTTGACTTGACAGGAAGGCGTGTTATAGTGGATGAGGGATTATGCAACAAATAGATACGCGCGTGCTGCGAGCCTATCTGTTGACGCGGCGGCAAGCGCTCCTTATGGAATTGGGCCAGATTGAAGACCTTCTTGGCTTGGAGCGCACGAAGGTGCCAAAACACAAGGAACAAGAAGCGCGCGTTAAACGGAAAAAGAACGCCAGCGGTTAATGCCACCGGCACACATCCATAAAAGGCTACCGGGAAATCCAGCGGCCCGCCAGGACCTCATGTTCTGGGGGGTCGCTTATGTGTTATGGGGGTACGTATGCCCTGGATAATTGACGAGAACAACTGTGTATACAAACAAGGCGAAGACGGACTTCCCGAAGGGGAGGCGCTTGGCTGTCATGAAGCACGCGAGGAAGCTGAACAGCAGCTCGCTGCACTTGAGGCCAATGTAGATGAGCAGGAAAGTAAACCGTCTGCTGAGTTAGTACAAGAAACTACCGTAACCGAACTGAAGGGTTACGTACCTAGCATTCCGCTTGCGCCCGGGGTGAATTATGAGGCGTTGCTGGATGGCGATGACGACCCAATGTTTTTAGTGCTGTCTATTTCAGAAATCGGACAAGTATCTAAAAACGGACTACTTCATGATCAGGAGCTTGCCAGCGAACTGGTGCAGCAGATCAATGAGGAGCGTCCTGGCGGCATCATGGGACACATCCCCGATAGCGAGCGAAACACGGCTTACCCGGAGTCTCAAATTCACTGGGTAGGAGCCATTCAGGATCGCGGGCGAGTATGGGCGCGCGGGTATATCCCCCGAACCCAGGAGGGTGTGCGCGAAGAGTTCCGCATTCTGAAAGCGAAGGGTGGCAGGGCCGCCACGTCAATTTATGGTCGTGCCGTCAAAGAATACGACGAGGGCAATACTCGCAGGTGGCGCGCACGTCAATTCAATCTTGAGCAAATAGACCTGGCACCGTACAAACGGGCGTCGCTGCCGGGGAATGGTGAATTTGTACTCATGTCTGAAATGGCCGACGACTCAGACAAAAAAGGCTCGAATAAGACAGGAGAGAACAAGATGGACCGTGAACAAATCCTGGCAGAGTTGACCGCTGAGGATGTGCGCGAGCTATCCGTGTTCGACGAAATCAAGACTGCTCTTTTGGCTGAATTTCAGGAAGAACACGCCAGCGAACAGCGCGTGACTGAGATGGAAGAACAAGCCAAAGCACAGAAGCAGAAAATCGCCGAGCTTGAGGTAGACGTTGCAGCTAAAGAGGCAACCATTGCCGCATTTCAGGAGCAGCAATTCAAGCTGAACCTGGACACGCAGATTGCCGAATTGACTGACTGGAAAGTCAATAGCGAAGATGGCAAAGAGAAAGTCGACTCGCTGCGCCTGGTTATTCGTCAGATGGCGCTCGCTAAGCTGGGTGATGAACGCAAGCCCGAGAACGTTGCGGAGACGCTAGGCACGCTCATGGCCGACGATCTCAAACCGCTGGTAGAATTGACCCGCGACATGTTGAGCGGCGGCGCAGTAAAAGTGCCTTCTAAGAAAAACGGCGATGATGCGTGGTTCTCCGAGTTTATCACGGACTCCGAAAACGCCGGGCGCGAAGCGATGGATGAGTTGGGCCTAAGCGTTGGATAAGGGAGATAAATCATGAGCATTACTATTACAAGCGCAAATGTGCGTGTAGGAAACGATGCAGTGTTGCGCAACTACAAATCGGGCGCTGCGGTGACTGTGGGCTATTCGGTGTATTTGGATAGTTCCGGTTATGTACAGCATTCTGACGCTGACGCCAGCGAAGTTAAATCGCGCGGCATTGGGATTGTCGTTGCCAGCAAAGACGGTGAAACCAGCGTGACCAGCGGGGATCGCTGCACGGTGTGCCTGTTCGGACCTGTGTACGGTTTTTCCGGCATGACGCCGGGTGAGCCAGTTTACGTTGATACGACCGCTGGCCTATTGACGCAAACCAAGCCGACGAGTGCATATCAGCACAGTATTGGGTATGCCGAAAGTGCAACCTGCCTTTTCGTCAACCCGGATACTGAAGACCCGTCCAGCGCATAGAGGAGAGACGATAATGGCTGAAGTTCAAGGAGCACAGACAATTTTGGCGCGGGCGCTGCCGACTGGTGTTGACGGCGCGCGCTTAACCCAGTGGCAGTTGCGCGATGGCGTGACGTGGGCACAACTCATTGGCCGCACGGCCCAGGCGTTAGGGCAGTTTAATAATGACCTGATGCAAAAATGGGGCTGGCTGATGTTCTCAACGGAAGAGCCTTACTTTGAATACCCTAATGGCGGATCGCTGACTAGTGCCCGAGTAATTACGGACCTGGACAAGCTCGATCCAATCTCCGAAGGCACTATTGCACACCAATTGCAACTGTTGCCCGTTGGGGATGCCATTGGTGGTACGTATTTCTGGATGCGTGATGCACGCTCGGCGCAAATCACCGCGCAGATTAACGGCGTTGTCAATCGCATCCGTGAAAAGTTTGAGGAAGACCTGCTGACGCGCTGGTTGACCAATACCGAAAACAACTTTGCTACCAGTGCCTACGATGTACCGTTTGTGCGCGGCGCTGGCGGCAGTGTAGACTTTGTGCCGCCCGCACATGGCGGAGAAACCTTTTCCAGCGCGCACGATCACTATATGGGCATAGACTCGGACAGCTACGGGTATGATGATTTCCTAAACCAGATGGCCGAGACGCTGCAAGAGCATGGGCATGAGGCACCGTATACTGCAATGGTATCGCGCAGCGATATTAGCAGCTATTACGCGCTTCCCGACTTTGTAGAGCCGCTGGATCGGCGCGTGGTTATTGTAGACCGCGCTGCTGCTGACACGGAGGGTGCCGGGTTCTTTTCGCGCCAACCGCGTGAGTTTGGGATCGTTGGTGGGTTCCAGTCTGAGTACGGCTATATCGAGCTGCGTGCCACCGCGCGCATCCCGACCAAATACGCCGGATTGGCCAAGTCGTATGGTCAAAACAACATGCGCAATCCGCTTGCGGTGCGCGTACATCCCGACGAAGGCTTTGGGGCAAAAGTCCTGACCTACACCCGCGCAGATGACACCGTTCCGATCAAAAAGTTGGACGTTGTAATGGAATATGGCGTTGGGGTGGGTATGGATCGCACCAACGGCGTAGCGGGCTATCTGGATAGCTCCGGCACCTGGACGAACCCGACCATCTCGTAAGCACCTTAACAGTCAACGACCCCCCACTGACGTGGGGAGCTTGCGCAAGCAGGCTCGCGTTGACCAGTCTTAGCTCTTCGGAGCTACGTTACGGGCGAATGCATAGGCACTCCGGGATGACGCTTCCAGTTCCGGACCCTGCGGTGAGTGGTTAAACAGGCTGAGGGTCTAGGCCAGTGCTGCTCACACCAAACCGTCCGCTAACATTGACGAGGAAGACATTACCCGCGAAAGCGGAGAAAACAGGTAACAACGATGCAAAACTATGTACTGGTTCTGGACACAAATTGGCAACCACTCGAGCCGTGTCATCCGGCACGCGCTCGGCAGTTGCTGCGTGAGGGCAAGGCGGCGGTGTTTCGCCACCAACCGTTCACGATCATCCTGAAGTATGCGGTCAACGATCCGCAGACACAGGAAAGCGAACTCAAGATCGACCCCGGCTCCAAAACGACCGGGATGGCCTTGGTGCGGCATGGCAAGCGCGGCCCCCGTGTGATTTGGGCCGCAGAACTTGAACACCGGGGCGAGACGGTCAAGGAGGCGCTGGCGACGCGGCACGTACAACGAAGAGCACGACGAACGCGCAACATGCGCTATCGCCCGCCGCGCTTTGACAACCGTCGCAGGCCGGACGGCTGGCTGCCGCCGTCGCTGCTGAGCCGGGTCAACAACACCATCACCTGGGCCGCACGGTTGTACCGCTGGACACCCTACACGCATATTGCGGTCGAACAGGTTAAGTTTGATACGCAGTTGATGGATAATCCGGCAATCAGCGGCATCGAGTATCAACAAGGAACGCTGCAAGGCTACAACGTGCGCGAATACTTGCTCGAACGCGACGGGCGGAAATGTGCGTACTGTGGCGCAGAGCAAGTGCCGCTGGAGATTGAGCACATTGTGCCGCGCTCGCGCGGTGGCAGTGATCGTGTTACGAATTTGACGCTTTCCTGCGGTCCCTGCAATCAAACCAAAAACAACCAGACTGCCGCCGAATTTGGTTTCCCGAACATTCAAGGCCGAGCCAAACAACGATCCATGCGCGACGTTGCCGCCGTTAATGCTACCCGTAACCGGATCGTACAGGAATTGCAGCATTCCGGCCTACCAGTCCTCACCGGGACCGGAGCCGAGACAAAATTCAATCGGACTCGCCAAGGCTACCCCAAAGCGCACTGGATCGACGCAGCTTGCGTTGGGTCTACGGGCGGGGCGGTGCTTCTCGATCCTGAATTGCAGGTCTTGAGTATTAAGGCCACAGGCCGCCAGCGCCGCCAGATGCAGTTGGTGGATCGTTTTGGCTTCCCGCGCACCAAACCGAAAGTGTGCAGCATCGTCAGGGGTTTCAAGACCGGCGATCTGGGGAGAGCAGTGGTTCCGCCTGGACGGCGCACCAGCGGCACACATGGGGGTCGGGTGGCTGTTCGTACTCAGGGTACTTTCCGGGTCGGTAGTGTGGACGGGATTAGTTGGCGATTTTGTACTCTATTACAGCGTGCTGACGGCTATAGCTATCGAAAGGAGAGCGCCATTCCTCACCCCGCTAAAGCAGGGTGTCTCCTGGCGCAACAGCCTATGGAAAAGACTGGCGCACGGCAGACATGTTGACAGGGGCACAAAATGAATACAAACAATCACCTACGCATCAATTACCTAATGTACCGGATGCTATGGTTTGACGGTTATGGTCGATATGGCCTCCAACAAGTGAAAGCGCTGGCGCGGAAAGGGGTAGATGTTTTTCCCGAACATGTGCTGGCGCTGGAGGCTCCGGGCTGGCTTCAGCGAATGCGTGGCCTTGATATGTCACGGGTTACAATTTCGCTGATGCCCCCACACGAAATGTGCGGGATGCCTGGACGCCAGTGGAACTACACCATGTATGAAGGGACAGGTCTGCCCGATGAATGGGCAAGGCATATCAACGAAAAAGCTGAGCGATTGCTTGTGCCTTCGGAATGGCTTGTGGATGTATTTCGTGAACATGGCGTAAAACCACAAATACCGATCCATGTCGTGCCCGGCGGAGTAGACGTTGACGAATTTCCGATCATCGACACACCGCCGCCTGAACACCAACCGTATACGTTTTTGGCATTTGGGGACCGAGGCTCACGCAAGGGCCTTGACACAGCGTGGCGTGCGTTTTATCATGCATTTCGCGACTCGCGTGATGTACGCCTTGTGGTCAAATCGCGACCTACTAATCTGGTTTTTTTGTCAACCGCCAGGGGCGACCCGCGTGTATCGGTGTGGCGAGAGGATGTGCGAAGTCTGGCAGATGTATTTGCTCAGGTGGACTGTTTTGTTTTCCCGACTAAGGGCGAAGGGTGGGGGATGCCACCCCGCGAAGCTGCCGCTATGGGCTTGCCGGTAATTTGCACACGCTTCGGCGGATGCGAAAGTGGCATTGACCAATGGGCTTTGCCAATCAACAACTATAAGATGACTGCCGCCACACTGCGCGGCGGCGGCCAGTGGGCGATGCCGGATGTAGATGAAACGGCGGACTTGATGCGTTGGTGTTATGAAAATCGATTGGAAGCCAAGCAACGCGGGGTACAATCTGCGCATTGGTTGCGAGATAACCAGACCTGGGATCACAGCGCGCAAAAACTCATCGAGCTTCTGGAAGACTGGGGATAACATGGCCACGATGACAAGCACGCAACTGAGCGACATTCGCGGCGACATTGGCGACGATGGCACCGTGTTTACTGATGCGGAACTAAATCGCCTATATACCCGCGCATCCAGCAGCTACGACAAAACGGTTGTGCTGGCGCTTCGGCAAATCATGGCCAACGCTGCCAAGCTATACAACTATAAGATTGCGCAGTCAAGTGAGAGCAAGGCAGCGGTATTCAGCCACGCAAAAGCGTTACTGGAATACTGGGAAGAGCAAGTGCTCGATGCCGGTCAGCAAGTAAGTATTGTGGGAGTGCGTACTGTGCCCCCACGCGACAAGGACGAACCAAGCACATGACGCCCGATCTGAACGCCTGGCTAGGCAATACGCCCCCGCTTACCGCGTGGCTTGACGATATAGACCGCGCCTATGATACCGCGCGCCTTATCGCCGAGCAGTCAACAGAAATCACGGTTCGGCGCGCGGGGGTGGCGCAGGCAGCACAAACGGTGCGCCTTGAACCTTCTGGTGGCCCCAGTGTAAGCGTGGGCGAATTGTCAATTCCGAGTGATGTGGACGTGCTGATCATTGGATATAAGGGGCATCCGTCCGTCAGCAATACCGACATTCAACGCGGAGATCGTTTCTTCGAAGGGGATGTGTGGTATGAGGTAACGCAAACCGTCCCTGACTTGCCAGGCCGGCTGCTGGCGTATGCGAAAGCGAGTGAGGCGTAGCTATGTTTGACTTTGAATGGGAAACTGCGCCAGAAATTGCCTTTGGCACGCTCTACGATGATTACGCGCGACGGCTCTACAACCAGGCGCTTGGCATTGCGTATCGCTGTGCACCTGAAATAGAAAACTGGATGAAGGCAAATGCATCCTGGACAGACCGGACGGGGAATGCACGTCAAACGCTATATGCCGAAGTTATTCCGATGCTGGCGGAGATCGTGGTTAGAATCGGACACGGCATGGACTATGGCTTTTGGCTGGAAACTCGCTTTGCTGGCCGCTATGCCATTTTATCGCCAGCGCTCGATTACTGGGCGCCTAAAATCTTACAGGATATAAGGCGGTTCGCGTCATGATCACGGATGATGTGGCGACGCTGCTAGAGGCTGACGGCGGGGCGGGAGGCGTGGCCACGCTGCTTACGGGCGGCATCTACACGTATGAGGAAACCAAACGCCTGGGTATCAGCCGCGACAACACGCCAAGTGCGTTTAACACTACAACGGGATTGCTTAAACCATGTTGTATAGTTAAAGCGCGGGCACAAACGGCAGACGGGGGCATTAGTGATGATCCTGAACAGAGCGTTAGCTATGTGCAGGTGCTTGAGTTATGGTTTTATGACGATGGTGATGCAGGATTTAGCACTATCGAGGCCGCGCGGGATCGTGCATTTGTAGTGCTGCACGGCCAAACAGTGGGGGCTAGCAACCTCATTCCGCGTTGGGTAGGAAATCCGATTATTGATGCGCGAGATGCGCAATTGGACTATGCGGCAATGTTGCGCACCGATTACAACGTGAACGGTTTAGTGTAGAGGTGGAGAAATGGCAATCAATTCATTCAAGTTTGGCCTGAACGATGTCAAAATCGCAACCTGGGAAGATGAGGAAAGCTACGGTACTGCGCTTGACGTTGAGTCTGTATCGTCTTTTACGGTAGAGGTGCAGACGGAAAGCGGGACGTTAGAGGGCGACGACATTATAACCGCTGTTCACGCGAAAATCCAGGCTGCTCAGGTTCGCTTCCAGTTTGCCTTTAAGGACTTGGAAGCCTACGAAATTCTGACGGGCGTAACCAATACAGAGAGCGATGAAAACGAGAGCATGATTTTTGCTCGTGACGACATGTCGTACTTCGCTATTTGCGGACGGATCAACGCAATTAGCGGTGGCGGGGATTCGCAAATTTTCTTGCCGAAATGCAAGCTAACTGAGGGCTTCTCGCTTGACATGACAAAAGGTCAGTTTATGACGCCGGAGCTGACCGCAATGGCGGTATATGAGGGTAGCACGTATGGTATCCTCAAGGTTGTCAACAATGCAACGGCGCAAACCGTAACCATCCCGCCGACGGGGGCAAGCTAGACATAATGACAACTAAAAAGCTAACGCCTACCAGTGGCAAGACGTGGCGCGAAAGCGTGGAGGGGGGCGTCGTGCTAGAGCTTCCCTCCGGCTTTGTAGCTCGCATTCGCAGCGTGCAACCTGATGTGTTTTTCAGGGCGGGGAAAATCCCCGATGCGTTAACGCCGGTGGTGGTTCAAATGTTTGAGGGGATGCCAGACGAACTAGAGATGACTTCGGTGGCCGACCTTAAACCATATACCGACCTGGTTAACGTGTTGTGCCAATCGATTATGGTTGAACCCAAGTTGGTCGAAAAACCAGAGGCAGATGACGAAATCGGGTTTGATCACCTGGAATGGCCTGACAAGCAACTGCTGTTAACTGTGATTGGACGGTCTACTAAAGACATCGAGCTTTTTCGTGACCAACAAAAAGACGATGTGGAAAACGTGGACACTGGCAAAGGCGACGGGGCAGCGGCCAAGTGACGTTGTTCGGCTTCAAGACTACATACGGGCCACCACGCCCTTTGACGGGTGGTGGGAGTCCGTACAGTTCGATCACGCCGTTGTGTGGTTTGGGCAATACGTAGATAGCAAGTTGATGGAACGGGACGATAAGGGCGGCGCTGTTTATTCGCTTAAGGAAATGCTAGGCGATACGGATTCCGCGACCTCAGAGCACATGGCGCAAATGCTGGGGGCAATGTTCGGCACTATCAATAATACATAAGGCGGATGCAATGTCTTGGCTGGATCAATACGCCATGTCTGGTAGCCCCGGCGGCAGGAATAATACTCCGGGCGGGGCGACGGCTGGACAGGCTACCGGCACAATACGAATAAATACAGCCCAGCTTTCTAAAGGGCGCGCCATTGTGCAAACAGAAGCCCGCGCAATGGGCCGCGCCTTGCAGACCATTGGGCCGTCAACGCAATCCGGCGTCCGACAGGCAAATAGCGCATTGAATAGCCTCAAACAACAAGTCGGCGCGGTGACACAAGTGCTAAATATTGCGCTGGGGACGATCACGGCTATTGGTGTGCGGTCTGCAAACCACATGCGCGCTATTAACGGTCTTTTCTTAACGCTGGCGGGCAGCCAAGAACAAGCAAATAAGTATATGGCACAGCTTGAAGAGGTGGCCGAGCGCACAAATCGTCCCATGACCACCTTGCTGGAAAGCGCTAACGGGCTGCTCCCGGCGCTGCGCAATACAAACGCGAGTTTGGGGCAAACGTTAATGCTGGCGCAGCGGCTTGCCATTCTCGATCCCGCACAAGGCATGGCTGGCGCAGCCTATGCTATTCGGGAGTTTCTAAATGAAGAATACATTTCGCTTTCCCGGCGCTTCGAAATGAGCCGCACTCGCCTTCAGCAAATCATTGAGGAGTCAGGCGGTGATCAGGCCAAGGCGATCCAGGGGCTATCTGACTATGTTAGCGAATTGGGCCTCACTGAAGAAGCACAAGAGGCAATGGGTAAGAGCGGGCGGTTTGCTTGGGCAAACTTGCGCGGTGAAGTTAAAATGACGCTAGCGGAAGCATTTGAGCCAACCGCCATTGTGCTGAATGAAATTGCACAGGGGTTTGCCAACATTCTCAAACAGGTTCGCCGGGTTGACCCCCAATTGCTAAAGGTGGCAGGGACGTTGGCAACCATTGCCACAATTAGCACGGCTCCGCAGGCCCTTGCCCGTCTTCCCCTTATTCGTGGCGTATTGACTGCTGGTGACGCCTCGTCTACTGATGGTACATCGCCTGCCGGTGGCGGGCGACTTGGGCGCAGCGTGCGGACGGCGGGCGTTTTAGCTGCGGCAGGTTATGTGGGGACGCAAGCGGGCGTCGGCCTGGCGCGTTTGGGGGGACGGGCGGGAAACAAGGAGCTTGCACGTTTTTCTGACAAGTCGCAGCAGGAAGCCTCCAACATGATCAAGACAACGCTCAAGCAAGTGCTAGTCATTATGTTTAATGCCCTGATGCAACTCGTAAAAGCTATCCAGGAGGGCGCGTTTCGTCTTGTTAACTTATGGGATATCATTAAGGCCGGTATGCAACGTGGTTGGGCGAAGGTGCGCAATGTGCTAGCCGACGCGGTTGATGCTTTGGGGCAAATATTCGGCCTCTTGGTTCTATTGCTTGCAGAAGTGTGGCGCAATCTGCGCAATGCCTTTGCCAGTCTCGTGGATGCCGTAGGCAATGCAGCGGCGGGTTTATTGCGCATGGTTGCGAGCCTACTGGATAAAATTAACACAATTGATCTTGGCTTTATGGGGGAAGTCAACCTGGGGCTAGGCGGCACAATTGACAACATGAATGAGTTTGCCGATGCCGCCGATGCAATGGGCGAATCCATGCGCCAGAACGAATTGGACCAGGGGCTTATTGATACTGCTACGAGCTGGGGGAAGGCGGGCGACAGCATCCGGGTCAGCGACGAACAAATGCGCAAGTGGGCTGATACCATTGGCCAGGGAACGGCGTTAACCCGCGAGCAAGCGCGCGCACTAGAGAATACTGCCCGGTTGGGCGACGAATGGACAGAAAGCCTTGCTCGCACACTTGGCGTTATTAAGGAATACAACTCTGTGCTAGATATTACTGGCAACCTCGTGGAAGCGATTGCTCAAAAGCAATTGGAGGCTATCGACGACCCCCAAGATGTTGTATATAGCGACGAAGTGCTGGCGGCATGGATGGATTTTCAGGACGACTTGGAAGAAGCACAACGCGAGATGCACGACGACCTGGCCGAAGAAGAACGGCAGTACAACGAGGCGCGCACCAAAGCTATTGGCAACCATAACGCCGAACTAGCGGACATGGAAGTAAAGTTTAACCGTGAGCGGGCTGAGGCCGCCAGCGAATACCAACATGATGTGGCGGAGCAAGAAGAAGAATATCAGCGCGAGCGCTCAGAAGAGTATCAAAAAGCAACCCAAAAACAAAAAGAGATCATTGCGGACCGCGAAGAAACCTTATCAGATTTGAATGAGGAATATCATGCGGATGTAGAGCGCGCAGAACGGGATCACAAAGAGCGCCTGGAAGACATTCAACGCAATGGCAAGGAGCAAATTATTCGCGCAGCTATGCGCCTGGATGCCCAGGGCGTATGGCAAGCACAGCGCAATATGGAACAAGGGCTGCGCGAAGAAAACGATAACTACAAAGATAAGCAGCGGGATCGAGAAGACAAGTTCAAGAAAGAGCGTGAAGAGGCACAAGAAAACGCTGAGGAATTGCTTAACGATTTGTGGGAATCGTACCGCGAACAAGAACGGGCCGACCGAGAACATCATCAGCGCAAGTTGGCAGACCTGGCGCAATCTTACCATGAGCAGGAACAAAAAGACCGGGAACATTATCAACGTCAGCGGCAAGAAAAAGTCGTGGCACACCAGCAAGAACTAACTGAATTGCGCACGGCACATGCAAGACGTTTGTCGGAAATCCGAACCCAGGCAGACGCGGAAATCGAGGCCCTACGCGCTGAGTTTTTGGAAACGTTTATTGCCATGCAAAAAGATGCGGGGGTGCACCAAGCCAACTTAATCAACATTCATCGTGTCGGGCAGGCGACTGCCGAGGCCGAACTAAGCGCCTGGTGGGAACGCCAAAAACGCATGTTTAGTGGCGGCGGCACAACGCACATGCCTGCCACGCAATATCGGCAAACTTTCAACACCCCGACCCTTTCCAGCTATGGGGGGTATCGCGCGCCGCGTTTTGCGCGTGGGGGGGCAATGCCATTTACGGGGATGGCTCACCTGGAAGCGGGAGAACATGTGCTGACGCCGAACACGTCGGGCTTATTACGGCGGATGCTGGGTGGTGCAATTACCGAGCCGGCACTCTTGTCAGCGGTGGGCGGGGGACGTGAAGGTCGGGCCAATGTTATTGAGTCGCTGAATATGACGAATTATTATCCGCAAACTGAAGCGCCTGTCTCACAGTACGAGATTGAGCGCATGGTAAATCGCGCGGTTCGTAACGCGCTGGGAGCGACCACATGAGTGAATACCAGCTTGCCGACGGAAGTGATGCGGAGGCATCCTATGCCTCTGTTGATCCACAGCCCGCCAGCGAGGGTCTGTTATATCCAGATCGCGTCTATGCAATAGATGGCACACCTATCGACAAGGGATTACCGTTCGTAATTTGGCGCTATGGTCCACAGCTTGACGAGGATGATTATGACAGCCTGCTTACGCAGTTTGGATTGTCGTCCGCCACGTCAAATGATGTAACCATTAAAACCCAAACCGGGGCCGGACGAGACACATGGAGCGATTACAACGGCAAAATCATTCGCCCCGCCCGGCCAGAATATCGCGAAGGCTACTATCGCAACGTTGAATTTCGGATTGTTGGCTTGGAGAGCACCTGATGGCGTGGAATAGTTACCCGCAGGGCCACAAGGGGTATTTTTGGTTACATAATCCTGATGTGATCTTTGAGGCCGAGCTAGATTATAGCAATACATACACGACCGGACGCCTGACTTTTCTTGGCGATATGTGGCGCTATCTCTGTGTGACCAATATTACAACCGGCGCGATGTCGGACATCAAGGCCGAGATGACACTTTCCATTGGAACCTCTGCGCAGGGGTGGGACTATGGCTTTTGTCGCGTGCGCGGCGTAAAAAATGTTGGGGGAACTGATGTTATTGAAATTCTAGTCAATGGTAATTCAGCGTTGGCAGGCGATTTATTGTTTCAAAGCAGCCCCACTTTATATGTTACGGTATGGGATGAGCGCCGTTTGTGGACCAAGCCGCCCATCTATAGCGATTCTGGCGTAGGATGGTATGACGGCGTTGAGTCGGACGGCATTGAAGGCCCGAATTACGATCATCCCCCTGTGGCCAATGGGGGGCCTCCGGTTATGGGCTGGATTGATACGGCTACCGAGGTGCTAAGTGTTGATTTTGACGCCAGCCGTAGTTACCGAGTAGAGCATACGGCGGTACTGGGATCATGGACAAGTGATATTGCCGCTACAGCTACTATCTCGTCAGACTCCGAAAACGGCGGCAATGTTGATGATAACGTCGTGGACGGGGACACAGGAACATATTGGGAGCCTTCAGATGCGCTTCCCGAAGGTATCCGTTTCACATTCTCAGCCTCAAAACGATTCTACAGGGTAGACATAACCGCAAGCGGCAACAACGCCCCTAAAAAATTCACAATTAGGCCCGTCGGCCTGTATGCAAGATTTCTCCACGTCACTGAGGAAACAGGATGGGGAAGTCATGAAACAAGGACGTATTACTTAGATGCCGACTACAACAACGAATTAGATGGGACCCGCGATAGCGAGGGGCACGATGAGTGCCAGATATATATTTACGAAGCCAATGGCGGAACGCTGCGTATTGAAGAAGTAAAAATATATGCTGAAGATCGGACTGGCGGTGCAACGCAGGCATATACGTGGGACTTTGATGACGGCACCATTACAACAGGCGATGTCAATAGCGAGGCCCCAACCGTAACCTTTACGCCTGGTTTCCGGTGGGTCAGCCTGACGGTGGAGGATAGCAATAGCAACACAGATATTCATTGGATACCGGTGCTGGCGCTAGGAACGTCATATAAAACAGAAGAGAAAGACTATACCAGCGCCATATACGACGAAAGTGATGGTTTGGATGGTTTTCACTCTGATCAGCTATTTGATAATGATGACGATACTAGTTGGGCAATTTCAGTTTCAGCCGGCCAGTTACCTGCCTGGGCCTCTGTCGAGCTAAATGAGGCGCAGTGGGTTAACCAGTACTCCATAACCTTTAATCACTCCGACACAGACCAGGCACCAAAGGCCTGGGAGCTACAAGCGTACATTGATGGAGCCTGGACAACAGTTGATAGCCAGTCTGGGCAAACAGGCTGGAGTGAGGGAGAATCACGTTCCTTTACGATCAGCAGCGCATACCAAAATGCGAAGTGGCGCATTTACGTTACCGAAAACAATGACGATACCTTCTTCTTGCGTTTTCATGAGTTAGACCTCGAATATACCCTGGTAGTAGATCAGCAAGAATTGCCACTAACGGACGTTGAGCTTGAAAGTCGCCAATTAGACATTAAAGGGCAAACGTTGAGGGCGACTATTTATGAGGACATTAGCAGCTATCCTAGAGGCGCAATGGTCTTGTATGGCGAAGACGAGTGGTTTGACGGAGTGAAGGGGGCTTGTTCAGAAGCAGAGTACCCACTCGTTGACCGGGGCTTTCTTAAATTTTGGGGATGGATTGCCGAAGAGCATCCCAAGTGGCACACGACAAAGAATGGTTTAGTTACAAGCACGCGGGTTATCTGCCATGATGTGGGGCAATGTGCCAGCCAAATACCCGCCTGGAATCTTGTATTCCAACGCAAAGACTCTCCCTCTAGCGCGTTTGAAATGCGCCACCCCAACGTTAGCCGTCTTTTATGGTTTGCTGCGCGCTACATAAGTAACCTTGCCAACCTGACAGATTTCTACTGGGGGGGGCTAGGAGATGAAGCAGGAAGTGGGGTGCTCGGCATGAATGGAGATTCTCTATTTATGTTGATGGATGGCCTAGCGCAATCTGCCGGAAGCCGAGTCACATGCAATAAATTTGGACAGATTGCAATGCGCAAAGACCAGAATATAGCGCGTACTCGCAATACCACTTCGGCGGTTGACTTGACCGAAAGTGACTACTTGGAATTAGCCTTTTCAGAGCGAACACGCCCAAGGGCGGGTATCTTATGGCTCTCAGGCATCAGCACAACGTTAGAAGAATATGATGATGCGGGATTTTCAATTTCTCCCTGGTTCTACATGGCTCCGGGCCAACTTCCAACGCAGGGGGTTCAGAAAGTTGATGTGAGCGAGCAAATAGAGGTGTCTGACGCCGATTTAGGGAGACGCGCGCTAAACCTTCTGATTAATAGGCACGCGGCTGTCAAGTCTTTAATCTCATTCCAGCTTGCCGCAGCCAATGACATAGGCATTGATCCTGCCGATATGTACGTCGTGACTCTGGATTTGGGGGCGGACTATGTCGCACAGCGCGGAACAACCTGGAGCGCCGAAAAATTCTATCCGCAGCGAGTGGTTTTTCAATATAACAATGAGGGCCATTTCTGCATCATTACTGTTGAGGCCGAGCAGTACGCGACAAAAGGTAATCCGGCAGAGAATTACACGCCATAGGAGTAATTATGGTAGATCAAGAGGTAAAGCAGGCGGTGCACCACGCCACTGTTACACGCCGTGTCCGGGCACGGGCATTTAAGCCCGAAAGCGACGGCTCATACACCGCAGTAGTTCCGGGCGAGCATAGCTTCACATACGTTCGGATCCAGGGAGGAGCACTATCCATTGCTCGTGACGCCGTTGGGCTTACTTCTCCTACCGATGACGATGCGCCAGTTTGGCTGGAGCCAGATGCGGATGGCGTCTGGGCCATTACCGGACGGCGCTGGGAGGGTAGCACAGGCGCAGAACCAGCCACGATCCCGCACGAGCGCGGCGGGCTGGAGGCCGACGTATCTGGTTACAGCGGGCTGTTGAAGGTTAATGGCGGCAGCACATCTGAAATCAAATGGAATTTTGCGGCCAGCGCTGCGCCCGGGGTAGGGGATGACGATGGCGATGGGTATAGCATCGGGTCGCTATGGCTGGACACAACCAACGATGAGGCATATATCTGCCTGGATGCTAGCACGGGAGCGGCGGTATGGAAACAAATCACATGACAGGGAAAATATTACTGCTTTTGCTGGTCGTGGCATTGTTTCTTCCTGCACCAGCCGGGGCACAAGTAGACGGCTACCCGCGTGGCGTGTTGATTATCCCGGCCA